TTGCTTATAATAGTTGATCTTTTTTTTGCCGCATCAGCACGTTTGTTTATTGCCTCGGTTAATTTTTGCTCATTAGCCAATTCCTTTGCCGCTCTTGCATCCGCTTTTGATTGCTCATTCGCTTTGAATGCTGCAAGTTTTTCTTCTGCTAATTGCCTTTGAGCAACTAATTTTAGACCATTTTCATTAGACTTATTTACGGCCTCCGTATTTTTGTTAAAGTCAGAAAAACCTTTTGATTGAGAAAGAGTATCGTTTAGGATTTTTTTAGAAACAATAACATCTTGAAGCTTTTTGTTAAGACTTTCAAGGTCTGTTTCTAAGCTTTTTACCTGCTTATTTGCCGATACATCAACTATGTCACGTATTAACTGTTCGTTCATTCTGCTCAATCTTTAGGTTAAACCTACTTAAGTAACCGATGTATTGCATGACCGTTGTTTCCTTTGGGTTGATTGCAAAACCTATCGATTCCGAAATATTAGCTAAATGTACGAAATAATCTTTTTCTGTGGCTTTCTCTGATTCGTTTTTATTAACGTCAGATAATTGGCTTTTTAATTGGTCTCTTTGAATAATTAATGACCTTGCAGATTTAACTGTCCTGTTTAAGTCTGAGTAAAGCGATTCATTTGTGAATTGATAACGAAATCCGAACGTTTTAAGCACGTTAATTGTAGGCTGATAATCTTTAACGCCCGAAACATTCGATAGCAATGTAACGCAGTTCTGAATTATTTCCAGCTTATTTGAAATTACGCTTATATCCATTAATAATTGAAGCATGCCTTTGCTTTTGCTATCTCCAGATTCTTCAATGTATTCTAAAAAAATATCATCCCATATCTTTTGCAAATCAGCCGACTTATACCAAGCCTTGTTAGGTCGGTTATAAAGCATTTCTTTTTTGTCGTGGATAAGAATTTGAATGAAGTTATGTAATGGCAAATCAGAGCATGATTTGTAGGTTGAGCGAGGCTTACGCATTCGATAATTGTTTAACTCTATTTTCTAAGAAAAATATCGATGTTCTTAAAAGCTTTGCGTGCTTTGAATTTATTTTACTTTCATCTAAGCAGATATGATAAAGTAGCTTTCTTGAACTCCTTAGTCTTTCTTTAACCTGATCGATTGTAAGTTTGTTAAATTGATAATCACGATATTTCATAAAAGCAAACAAACCCATTGCTATTAAAAATATGATTATCGATAAAATGATTATTATTGTTTCCATTACGTAAATCTTAATCCTGTTTGCCTTGTTATGTATTCCCTAATCAAAGGCATGACGGTTGTGTCTAAATAAACTTTTCTGTTATCTTTTGTTAAGCCAAATATTTCTTTGCCGTAGTCACGCTCTAATCGATCTGATTTGAAGTCTGTTGAGCCGAATATAATTGATTTACCAGCTTTAACCTGAGCGTAAAAGCCTCTTTGAAATGCCCCCGTCAAATACAAATCAGGGTTAAATAGTCCAGGCAAAGGGTTAATTCTGTTCTTATCCAAAGCGTATGCAGGCGATTGATAAGGCTTTAATCTTTCGTTTTCAGAGTCAACGCCCTTTTGGTATAATTGCGACCTGTTTAACTTTACCATTTCATCCGACGAGCTTTGAATAATAATCGGAACTTCCCTTTCGAGATTTACAGATTTCCATTTAGCAAGCATTTCGGGAATAGTCATGAAGTAAAGTTAACTATTTTAAAACTCTAAATCATAAACAGTATAAACTTCTGGAGATACATTCATAGCCTTACAGCAAAACAAAAACTTATCTACGCTTAATCCTTTACTAAATATTCCCCTCCTTAATCTCGATAAATCCATTCGATTTAATCCTTCCGCATTGGTTACGTTGGCTAATTTATTAGCACAATCTTCTTTAAATTCCTCTATTTTAAATACTGTATTAGTCATTATCTGGCTTGTTAAAATGTATCGGGTTTTTACTTTTGTTCTTTCCTATAAGCTTTTTCCATAAAACAACCAATAAGAATGTTGATGTAATCCAGAAACAAGCTGTCGTAAATACTATTTCAAGTGTATTCATGTTCTTAAAATAAGAAAGCAGGATTTCAATATCGTTTGTTCAATTTACTCTCCTGCAATCATTAACGCTCTCGACGTAAAAGTAAAAAAGGCTTAACGTTTCCGCAAGCCTTTCAGGTAATGTTGTTGTTACAATTCTATTTTTTTGAATCTTCCCAAACTTTCACTAAGTCAATACCTTTTAAGTGAGGTAATTCTTTATGAACTTTTAGAAAGTCCTCTTTGCTCATTGTGGCAATATGAACCTTGTTCCATTTGATGCCGTCTTTAGCCTTTGCCATTACGCTACAACGATTGGAGGTGCAATTTCGTAACCATCAATATCTGCCGCAACTAAAGCCGATACGCCTGCGCCTTTTACGGTGTATGGCTGACCAGATGTATAGTTTGCCGAAGCTGTATCTAAAGTGAATGTAAATCCTTTAGAAGCTGGAGCAACAGCAACAGAAGTAATCGGAACAACTAATCCGTTTTTATTCAAAACTTCGTAAATTGTTGCATCGGCTAAATCTGCAGAATATTGATCGTAAAGATTAACTCCCGCGCATCCTGCTTTAGCTTGTAAAACGAATACACCAGCAGTACGCGTACCAACTAATGAAAGATTGATATTCATTAAGCCGCTAATGTTTAACACGTCAGCTGGGTTTAATTGGATAAATCCTAATCCGCTGTTTAAGTAAATAGGCTCAAAAACAATTTGAAACGAAAGGTTAATTGCTGTTGTATCAGTAGCAAATCTAAATGGTCTGCTGTAGAAATAAAACAACGGAACACCTTTTAAGCTTGTTCCCTCTTTTGTTCCAAATAAAATACCTTTGTTGTCGATACCTAAGAAGCGGTAAGAACCCGAATTGAACTTAGATAAAGCGTTTGATAAACAGTTACCGCCATTCAAGTAACGAATAAGCAAGTTATAGTTACCATCACGAACAGGAACAGGAACGCCCCCAATTGCTTCAGTTACTAAATCTTCGGTGTTATCCGTAACGCTTAAAAAATCTGGCAATGGATAAATCCTTTGCGCTGGATCATCGTTTTGTGCTGCCGCCTGTAAAGCGGCCAAAGCGGTTGCAGAATCGGCAAGTTGCGCCTCTGTTAGCTCGAAGCTATTAGGCACTAAAAACCCCGACTTCAATAAGCCGATGGAAATTGCGCAATCAGCTATACCAGTATTACCTCCTGCCGCTGCGCAAACAAATGAATTTAAAATACTCATAGTTTCTTTAATTTATACCGCTGGTTTAGGGCAGTAGTTAGAATTAATTTTTAATCTCATGTTATTAATCTCAATAGCATCAACCCAATCATTGAATATATTCTTTTCATTTCCCCATAACCCAGAACGGCCCCAATAATAACGGTTAGTCATTTTGTGAGGTATCGTTTCTGAGCTTTGTAAACTAAATACAGGACTAAGCCCGATTTGATTAATTAACTCAATGTAAATAGGCGTTAAGATCGGAATAAAATTAAACTGATCTCTTTGCTCTGCTGTTTGGTTCGGGTCTTTACACATGCGAATAATCGCCATGTTAATTTCCTGTTCGCCATACAAACCTATTTCTCCCCTGGTTACGGTACTATCCAAAAAGAATGCAACTAATGGGTATTTATCAAATCTTTTAGTTTCGCCTTTTGTAAACTCTCCTAATGTATTAATTATCTCTAAAGGGTGTCCGAACTGATAATGAACGCCCGTAATTACATCGTCATTAAGCTTTAGCTGTGGGGTTATCTTATCGCTTACCGCTTGAACTATCGCTGTAAATTCCCTATGCAAAAATACTGGCTGTATCATTAAAAATTAAGCGTGTTTTTAAAGTAAAAAATTTCATTAACAGGGCATCCGTAATACCAATAATCGTAATTTCTCCACCATGTTCTAACAAAGTTAGGGTAAACAGTAGTATCTAAGTCGAATAACCTCGTCATAGAAGCCATTTCATTCCAAGACTTAACTTGTTTATCCCATGATTGAGCAGCTACACTATTTTCATTACTTGGCTTTACCTCGCCTGTTCCTGAGGTTAAAGTTGTGTTATTTTGAGTGTACCAATAATACACATAGCAAACCAACATTTCCTTTAATCCAAATTCATCACGTAAAGCAACCCATTTAGGCAAAATAGTTTCTGGACTAACAACCGCTAATCCAGAAACAAACTCTTGATAAAGTACACTACCTAATAAGATATTCAAAAACTTTGGCTCATATTTATCTATGAACGTTTGCAGGTTTTCACGAGTGCCGATGTTTTCAGTTCCCGCGACATTTTGCTCGCCTTTAAAATCTGTATAGGTTATGATGCTCATTTTCGATTAATCTTTTTTAGCTTCTCCTTTGTATGAAGAAATTAAACCTTTTTGCTTTAAGATAGCCGCAACAGTTGGGTGCACCTGGTCTTTATCGCCTTTCTTATAGAAGCTTCCATCTTTTACGATTTCCACATCAACTAAATCAAAGTGAGAATTACCTTTATAATCCGCTTGCGCTTTTCTTGTTTCGTCATTGGCTTTTTCATCCAATTGAACAGCGGCAGTTGTTACCGCTTTTTCTGAGCCTTTAGGCTTTTCTGTGTTGTCTGCCATATCTTAATTAAGCTGCTTCGATTGCTGTTTTAACAGCTGCGAAAGTTGTTTTAATAAATGCAATTTTTTCGTTTTCGTAAATCCATAAATGGAAACGAGATTCCCCGATTAAAGTGTACATATTACTTTCAAAATCAGAAACGATATTGGCCGCGGTTGCGTTACCTTGAATACCTTGACCGATACGAACAGTAAACGTTTTGTACACATCATAATGAAGTTTTTTCCAATCTCCTACGATAAAAGTTCCTGCAGGAACAGATACGCCATCTGGAACCTCAACAATACGAACACCGCTTACAGTAGTGCCGTCAGGCAAAACGAAAGGAGGGAAAACGTAATTGTTATTAGCATCTTTTGTTGCGCCCATAGCGTAAACATCGCTTGAAGCAACTAAAGCTGCATTCGGAATGTATAAGCCTTTAGATGCAATTTTGATAGCATAAATAGCGGCACGAATCGCATCGTAATTAGATGGCTCAACTGTTGTAGCCGCTAATGAACCCGCAACAAAAGCAGGCGCAATAGAGCCAACTTTAGTAAAAATTGCCGTCTGAACTGCGATATCGTGTTGATATTTTAATTCGTTACGGATAATCGACATAATTTGCGGAATATCATCCAAAGCCTCTTCCGATATTTTAGTACGACCAGCTACCTTTACAGCTTCAGAGAAACGCAAAGCAAATGTAATCGAAATTAAAGGCTTTAATGCGCCCTCTGCGGTAATCGCCATCGTTCCCTCTGTTGGCAATTTATCCATATAAGGAATAGTTGCTTTGTTGGTTGATCCAACTGAAAGGTAATTGATGATGTACTCCATTTGACGAACATCAGAAGCATACTGTCCGTTCATGTTTTGGTAAACATAATTAACAGGCGCGGCAACACCGCCAGCGAATGCCACAGAGCCTGTAGACATATTAACTGGAGCTTTGATTGTCATTTCAACATCAAAAGGAGTTTCCGCACCTGCAGTAGCTTTAGCGGCTTTTACTTTAGGTAAAAATTCTTCCATGCCTTTTTCAATAGCATCAAAGATATCTCCGTTAACAACGGTTTTACTTTCGTTTTGCTCCTTAATCTGAGCTAACTGCTCTTTAATTTCGTCAAATTCCTCTTTAGAAATTTGTTTTCCATTAGCTGCATCAGTCAAGAATGTTTTTATTTCTTCTTTCTGAGCATCTGTTAGCTTTGTATTTAAGCCTTTAACTGCTTCCGAAATCATTTTTTCGGTCAGTTCTTTTTCGTAAGTGCGTTTTTCTTCAGCGTATGTGTTTCGCTCGTCAGCCGACATCTTACTTAATTCTTCATCTGTTTTGTATTTAAACATGATTTTAAAAATTAAATTAAATTAATAAATGAGTTAATTGTTTTTTGAGTGCCGTCTGGCGATTCGGTTTCTGAAGGTGATTGCTCGGACTTCATATTATTTTCTAATGTAGGTGTTGCGTAATTACTACCAAACAGTACGGCTGAAACCTCAACAAGTTTAGCCTCTAATACCGCCCAAAAGTAACCCGATTCATCTGCTACATCTTTATTTGCAACTAAGGGATAATATTTATCCCAGTTTTCTTTTTCTTCTTTGGCCCATTTTTCTTCAGAGTTAATGCAAACAACCATATCGACATATTGCATACCGACTGAATGATTATTAACCCATCCATTTTTATACTGATCGAACATCAATGGATTTCGGGATTGCTTAACCGTACTATCCAGCATTAAAGCCTGGGTATTTCCGTCTAAATCTACTCCTAATTCTCTAAATGTTGTGTTTTTAACATAAGCCTTTGCATCACTTGAAATAACCATATCAAACGAACGTTTATGCTCTTGTAAATGCAATTTAGTATCAGAAGCTTTTAGTGTTCTTTTCCAAAGTGAATCAATATGAACATCGCCATGAGAATCCAATAGGTTTGTTGTATTTCCAACAACTCTAACTTTTACTTCTGTTGGATTGCCCTGTACAGCTTCATTAGCCTTTGAAATCAATCCTTTTTTAGTTTCGGAATCAGATAATAAACAGCTAAAACCATCTGCATTTTTTACAGATGATTTCTTTAAAGCCTTTAAATTTGCTTTATTCTCTATAATAGCCTTAAACATATCTTCTGACGTGTCAAAACTTTTATCTAATTCCTTGCAAAAAATCATTTTCCTATTGGCTTATTAATGTATTTTAACTTTTTATCAACCGATTCTTTAATCTTACCCTCTGGCAATTTATTCTTGATTTGTTGAAGCTTGTCCGTTGTTTCCTGTTGCTCTTTGTGCTGCGACATAATCTAATTCAGTTAAATTTAAATCTAAGATAGAATTAATTTCTTCAACTTTAACTCCAGCCTTCATAAAATTAAGTAATGTTTCCGATGTTACCTTGTTTGTTTCGGCTCTTTCTTTAGCAAAAACTTGCATAAATGGCAAATGCTCCCAGTCAATAACTATCTGCCTGTCCTGGTAATTAAAGAAATCTTCGAAAGCAGTTGTTAGCTGTTCTGCAGATGGAGAAAGGCAATAAGATATAAAGGCGCCTCTCGCTTTTTCCTGATTTTCGTATGTGCTTGAATTGAATGCTTCTAAAACATCTTTTGGAATGTCGTATAGCGAACCAATCATAAAGTAAGTTTCAAGGTAATTTCCGTTTAACTCTCCAACTATTGCCGCATTCTCAACGAATCTTTTAACATCAACTAAAGATTTCATCGCGTGAACAGGGTTTCTGCTTTGCGCTTTATCTTCAATGTCCTGCTTTTCTGTATCGCCTAATGGGATTTTAGTAACATCATCAACAGATGCCTTACCAGCAACAATAAACTTTCCTGCAAACTTTAAATTTATGTTTGTTGAATCTAAACCCTGCTCATTATTTGAAATTACTTTACATAAAGCATCAATTTTAGAAGCGCCTTTAAACCAATTTCCAGAACCGTTAGTTAAATCTGGTATATGGATTATATTTGACCATTTAAAAGTCGTATTTGTTCCGTCGGCATAAGTGTAAGAAACATTAAAGCCATTAATCTTATTTATGCTTGCATCAGATAAAATAATCTTATCTCGCATTTTTTCCATTTCAACAGGCAATTTCATTTTGCTTGAATCTAGAAAGTAAGATTTATTTTTCTCGTTTGTTACGACTTTGCTATCAATATAAGCATAAGCATTACCGAGCATTTTCCAAAACTGGTAATCCCAAAGATATTGATTACGCTGTTGAAAGTAATTTGGCTTTTTAATGAAATCCAAAAATGGGTCTTTCTCTTGGTTAACGTCGCCTTTGTAAACATATACTTTGCCTAAAGACATCATATTGCAGCAAAGTTGAAAAACTTTTAATACAGCTGGATTACTGAATACAATTTGAAGCTTCCTTAAATCATCAGAAAAATCTTGATAATTAGCTAAAGGGTCAACGAATTGACTTGAATAACGCTCAAAGTAAATAGGATTGACAAATCTGTCATATCCTAACCAGTTCGCAATGCCTTTTTGTATAAAGTTCAAAGTATATTGATTTTCTGCTAAAATACAAATTAAATAACAATATCAAATGTTTTTTATTATTCCCTCATTGAACATCCATTGAACACCGTACGCTATACTATCCATTGCGTGGTTATCCTGGTCAACTGGTTTTTCTAATTGAACTCCTTTCGAATCCTTATCATAACAGTATTCTTCTTGCTCAAATTCTATGTTTGGCGAATCATCTGTGTAGAAAATGTTTAAGCTACTCAAAACACTTACCCTTACTTCTAAATCCATTTTACGACCTACTGATTGAGCATATTCCCATCCAGAATTACGTAATGAAAGTATTTTATTCGGCCTGTTACTATCGCAAATGATATGCGCATCGTAAGGAATGCCGAGCTTACCAAATTGATTAGCGACTAAGCCATCGTGACCGTCAACATCGCCTCTACGAATAGCTTGTAATTGCTCAGGCATCATGCTGCGCTCTATCTCGTTTTCGCTGGCATAATGCTTTTGCCTTACAAATAAATCTCCGTCATGGTATTTAATTCCAGTAATAGCCCATGGATCAACTTTGCCCCAATCATTACCGAAAACCTCTAAAGAATCCATTGCAAGGTATTTCTCTAAAGCTACTTTACCCCAATTATAAATACGGCCCTCAACCTGTCCGACTTCTCCAAGCCCGTAAACACGCCACATATTAGCCCAATAATTATTTATTATGACTAATTCACCTTTTTCGTTTACTGAGTAATCTCCTGTTTGGGTATCTTGTTTGTAGCCTCTTTGCTTATAACGCATTATTTCGCTGCGTTCCTGCCAGCTTAAAAACTCGTTATCCAGAAATGTTAGTTTAATGAAATCGCAATCATCACGCGTTAATACTTCGGTATGGAACCAGAATTTTTTATTTGGATTAAAGTCGATTATTACTCGTTTAGCTCTTGAAGTTAATTCTCGGTAAGTATCGAACTTTACTTTGTTGCCTTCATTAATAAACATGATATCAGATCGCAAGCCTTTGCCTATATCGACTTTATCAAGTCCAATAAACTTAATGAAGCTACCATTAGGAAATCGATATAAAGTTCCGTCAACCCACCTTAAACGTTCGAATATTCCGAACGAAACCATGATGTTAACAAAATCCTTAATTACGGTAATACGCATCTTAGAAAGTTCCTCAGATGCAACGAAAATTTCTTTATTTGGATTTGAACTGGCATGATTGACTAATAGCTGAAGTATCCCGTATGTTTTACCTGCTCCCTGCCCTCCTTGAATGCCCCAAATACGTTTTTTAAGGGATGCTATTTTACGTAGTGCTGTCGTCGCTTGCATTATCGGCTAATGGATCTATCTGCATTAACTGAATGTTTGTTTTCTTTTGGTCATTATCTTTGATGTAAACACCAATTATTTTACCTAACTCTGCTGTAGCTTTGTTTGCTCCTGAGCTATCGAATTTATATTCTCCAGATTCGACTAATTCTCCATTTACATACTCCATTACTGGCTCTGCCTGCATGCATCTATCAGAAATAGCTTTAAATCTTTCTTGAACCCAAACGGCATCAACTATTGCATCTTCACTAAGTTTTAACCTTTGTTGTTCGATATAGGTTTCAACTTCCTCAATACAAAGTAATTGGCTTGCTTTTACCCTAGCTGTCTTTACGCTATAACCAGCCTCAATAGCTGCTTTCGTGCCGCTGTTTAACCTTAAATAAGCATCTGCAAATTTTTGATGTTGTAATTTCATGGATTGTTAACTTTTGTTAACTAATAGTTAACCCAAATATACGAATTAAAACTACTTTTTACCAAATGCTAATTTTCATATCATCATAAACGAACGGTTCATAAAAATAAAACACCATTGTTTTTTCGATAATCATAGTAGAGCATCCTAAAATCATTCCGAATACTTTTATCTCTTTTTGCGGAGGATGTATAAAACCTAATTTACAATATTCTTCAGGTCGTAACCAAACATGAGTAGGTTCTTTGCCTTTATTTTCGATATAATCAATTCTGCCTTTATTGATTAACTCCATTACTTTTTCTGATTGTGTCATAAACTTTCAATTTTAAACCTGATAAACTCTTTGCCTTTTTCGACTTTAATCTTCTTAACATTCATTTCGTAAATCCGACTATCATTGAATCCGTATTTCTTTTGAAGTATATCCAGGAATGGTTTTATCGAGTTGTCAATATCATTTCCCGAGTTACTCAATCCAAATTCAAAACTTATTTTAAGCTGACCGTCGGGTATGATTAGTTTAGGCAATAACCAAAGGCATGAACGTTCGTATGACTTGTAGGCGGGTGTCTTGAAGCGGACGCCCTTCCAACAACAGTTAACGCTAAGAGGTTTTATACTAATCGAGATCATTTAACGGGAGTATTGAAAGCCTTGTTTATTCCCCATTTACCAATATTCAAACGGTAAAACAAAACGCTATAATGAATATTTAATATTTCTGACCATTCACCTAAACATTTTATTTTTCCTTCATAGTATATTAAAACATTGTTTCTTTGGTTTCTTGACTGTTCCTTTTTGGTTGCCCATCTGCAGTTGTCTTTATGGTAATCTCCATTAACATCAATCCTATCAATTGAATGTGTTGGACCTGGCCTCAGTCCCATATCTTCAAGAAAGTTCTCAAAATTCTTAATCCAAGAATCGCAAATTTTTATACCTCGACCTCCGTAGTCTTTATATGACTTGTGTTTAGGGTTAATACACCTTTTCTTTAATGAAGACCATGCGTTATACTCAGGTGTATTGTACATCCCGTGTTTTTTGTTGGCTATTCTTAATCTGTCACCCGCAATCTTTCTGGAAAAACAGCCACAACTTTTAGTAGAACCAGTGGTGACGCTACTTATTTGAGCTATGAACTCTTTGCCGCATTCACAACTGAATAGCGCTGCTCTATGTATGTGTCCACCACTTGTAGTATGGTGCTCAACTTCTTTAATTACAGTTAAATAATTTATTTTTTTACCCTTTATAGAGTTAAAGTCTAATCTTTTTGGCATAAACAAATATACTAAAAACTTTCCATGTATTATTAAAGAAAGGCTATGTTGACACTCATCGGCTTTACTTTTATCTCAGTCATTCGTTCCCTTTTCTGTTTTATGTTCTATTTGCATGGTTAATCTATATTTGGATTACAGCATTCATTTAAATCTTTTGAAAAATCAACAGGACCACAAGTCATTATTACTTCATTTCCAAAATACTCAATGTGATGTTTTCTTTTGTCATTCCATTCTTGGTCAATATGTTTTTCAATACAAGCTGCAATATTTGTCCCGCAATATTGACATTTTATTACTTCTATTTTCATAATCTTACTTTAAATTGTTTATAAATCTGTCAGGTTCGATGTGTCTTTAAAATTAGTCGCTAATAACTAAGCAATCAATATCTGGCCATTCTTCTTTTGGAACATTTTCATCTTGAAAAGACACCTCGATTACCCCTGCTGACTGAGCCATTCCATAACGGCTTTCATCGTTTGACTGCTCTACCATGACATCCATATCATCTGGTAAATGCTCTATAAATTTTTTAAGTTCTTTAACTGTCATACCTGTAAATTTACCTTTTAATTCAATGCGGTTTTGTAACAATGTCGTTAATAAAGTTTATCGTAATTACTTGGAATAACAGTTATAAACGGCTCTTCTTTTAATTCGCCTTTTTCGTTAATGTGTTTCGGCCTATCTCCATCATAAGACAAATGGCCCCTAATTTCTTTTGCTCCATATTCGTAAACATCAGCATAACCGAAAAAAGTACAAATTCTATCGGCCATAGATAAATAATCTTTTCGCCGTTCTTTTTTAAATAATCCTACTTTTATTAAGGTTTTAATATCAAAATTATCATCTATAAAATCTTTTAATATTTTAGGATCGTAATCGGTTTTCATAGTTTCTAAAGCTTAATTGTAAGGCAAAATCCTAGTATGCAAATAATAAAGCCATCACTTCCATAAGCAAAGTATAATAATGGAAAATGCCTATATCCTTCTTTGGATATATTACCGAATTTTGTTGATGTTTTAATTTTCATAATTACTTCGTGTTACTTGGTTTCTTTTGGTTGATTAACTTAATTATTCCTTGATTAAACTTTACATCGACTGTATGCCTCATGTAGTCCTTATGCTCTCCTTTATCGCTTTTAAAGAAATCCCTGGTCGTAACTAAAATATGTTCTCTAAATTCCGATTTACTTAATTTAAAAGTCATTACTTCATGAGGAATACATTCGGTGCCGATTAAGTTCCATATCGTTCCGTTGTTGGTAAACTGAGTTTGAATATATGATCCGTTAATGTCAATTAGTTTATTCATTAGAATGGTGGGTCTTGTTCGTTATCGAATAAATGATTTGGTTTAATTTGATTTTCAATAAATGGCATGTTATTTTTTAGCCAATTTATTTCTGGGTCATTCCCTGGTTCAAAGAATCTAGCGTTTGGTTCATGATACTGATAAATTGCCATTCCTTGTTTTCCTAAATGCTCCCATTTAACTTTCTGAAAGTGAACTTCTGTCATGTTTGTGACGTAATTACGAAATATCGTAAAACCGTTTTGTGTCATGTTAAAAAAGTGAGCAGAACCTGATATGCTGTAAAGGTTTGGTAATGTAAAATTAGAGCCATCAACAGTCTTTTGCATTTTTGTAGGGTGCGCAACAAGAAACACGTGAACGCCATTAGCCTGAGCGAAAGTTATTATTTTAATCAAACAAGAAACAATCCACTCTCCATCATCCATGCCACGAGGCTTAGTGTTTTCAATTCTATTCCAAGGATCTAAGATTAAACCTTTTATTCCTTTCCTCGTAACCAATGTTTTTGCTGATGCTAAAATGCTATCTAAACTAAATCCTGTTTCTGGCTTTATCAAATAGTACCTATCTTTTACCCATTCACGGCTTTCTTCAAGTTCGTTTAAATCTATGTTTGCTTTACTAAATTTCTTGCCTAATAAACGCTTAATTAATCTGGTAAAATAAAATGACATTGGATGGCTTTCAGGGGAACAAACACCAAAACGCCAACTTGAATTTATACATAAACCTATACTAATTTGATCTAAGTATATTGACTTACCGTGTCCTGGTATTCCTGTTACCATTGTTAATTCGCCTGGCATACATCCTAAGTGTTCATCGAATTGCCTATCGCCTGTTTTATCTCCTTTTGGTAATCCGTTATTGTAAATATCCATTATCCCTTCCCACTCATCATCAATTCCAAAAACGCCCTGCATGGGATATTCATCAGCGTAATTTATTTCGTTTAAAAGACTTTCTTTTCCTTTTGCGACCAAATACTCGTTTGAATCTTTAAAGTCGCTTAAACCTACCTTAAAACAACGCTCGTAACCTAATCGCCTCGCTAATTCATCCCTTAGTTGAATGCCTACTTCATCGTTATCGACACAAATGTAAATTCGCTCTTTATTTTCAAGATATTCAAAGCAATTATCTATCCATTCCATTTTAGCATTTTTACTTGCTCCGTTTGGAACTGATACAGCGAATTTATACCCAGCTTCATGCCAGCTCATTGCGTCAATTTCTCCCTCAGTTATCAAACACTCTTTTGAATTTTTAATAGCGTCCAGATTGAATAAAATTAATTCCGCATCTTTTACAAGTTTGAATACCTTATCTGCAGTTCTAAATTTTGTGTTTATTAGCTTGCCTTCTCTGAAATAGTTAAACTGAATTGTATTAACGTTTCCTTTG